AGCCCAGGCGGCTGAGCAAGAACGCTTACGGCAAGCTGGCGAGTACAAGCAGTTAGCAGAGCAACATGAAAAGCGTGTCAAGGAACTTGAGCCCATTCAGGAAAGTTACACAAGATTGGCCGAACAGATCAATGCCCAGATTCAGGCAGAGGTGAAGGATTGGCCGACCGAAGTGAAATCCCTGGTTCCTGACACCACTGTCCCGGTTGAGTTGCGCTTAGAGCAAGTGGCGAAACTTCGCCCACTCATCGCGCAGTTGACCCAACAGGCACGCGGGCAAGCACCGGGCAACCGACCGAACCCGCCAGCCCAAGGCCAACCGTCTCGCGAGGACATGATATCCGCCAACATGCGCGAACTCAAGAAACAGCGAACCTACGGCATTTAGAACACACAATCGAATGAGTATCTTTGAGTATCTCGCGCTGAGCACCTTTGGAGAGATGTTGAGCCCGGGATGATTGAGAGAAATCCATGGCTGAAATATCGAAGGCTGGCACGCCTTCCCTGGCTACCGTTGGGCCTGATCCAGGGGCCTGTAAGCTACCTACGCTTATCGCAGGAGAAGCGATAGCGGCTGGAGATGCGTGTTTCATAAAAAGTGACGGCCTCGTCTGGCGCTCCAGCGGAGCTGCCGTCGCCGCCGCTGCCAAAGTCGATGGCTATGCACCCACCAAAGCAAACACCGGTGAACCCATCACCCTCGTCTATCATGTCGCCCTCAACTATGGCTCCGGTCTCACCCCTGGCGCACGTTACTATCTCTCTGGAACTGTCCTCGGTGGGATAGCGGATGCTGCCTCAACCGGTGGGACCGCTCCTGTTGGCTTTGCTATCGATGCAACGCGCATCTTTGCATTGCAGAGTCGGTATTAGGGAGGGTAAGAAGAAAACATGCCATACGGAACATTAACCACCCTTGATACCTTAGCATCGCTGCGAGCTGCCTCTGGCAACGTCGCAGAGATTGGCGAGGATGTAGCTTTTGCCTCCATTGAGGCAGCTCTGCAAGCACACAACCAGCTCTTACAAGAGTCACTGACCGGCTTTGTGGACCAAACGACCGACCGCTTGAGACGTTACGGTGGCCCGGACACGATGACCATGGAAGAATTGGACGAGTTCGGTACACCCTCCACGCAAAAGATTAGCGCCGGTGCGACCCTGGGCTTCCCGCTCAAGTTCTTTGGCGGGGCGCTGCAATGGACACGCCTGTTTTTCCAGAACGCGACGGGCGCAGAGCTGGCGGCTCAGGTCGAGGCGATGATGGATGCGGATATTAAGAACATGCACAAGCAGTTGAAGCTTGCGCTGTTCACACCGACAAACAGCACCTTTGAAGACAGGCGCGTCGATCATGTCAACTTGCCGATGAAGGCGCTCGTCAACGCCGACTCAGCGCCTATCCCCATTGCGCCTGATGGCACGACCTTCAATGCCGCGACGCACACGCACTACTTTGGTGCCACCGCTGCCTGGTCGGGTGCGACTGGACTTCAGATTAGCACCGATCTGACCGCTCTCACCACTACGGTGATTGAGCACTTCCTCACGGGTGGCATTCAATTGCTTATCAACCCAGCGCAAGAGGCCAATGTGCGTGCAGCGACCACTGGTACGAACGTCTTTAGCCCGTACTACGACCCTCGTCTGGTGCCTTCGGTTAACCAGACCAACGCCATGGGCGACTTGGATGTGATGAACATCACCAACCGTGCCATTGGTGTTTTCGGTGCTGCTGAGGTATGGGTCAAACCATGGATACCGCCCAACTACGTGGTCGCGGTGCTCGTTGGCAGCCCACAAAAGGCCCTGGTGATGCGAACCAGGAACGCTGGTTCAGGCGATTTGCAACTCTTGTTTGATAACGAGATTTTCCCGCTCAGATCACGTTCCTACGGTCGGGAATTTGGCTTTGGAGTGTGGAATCGCGTGGCCGGAGCTGTTTTGTACACAGGTGGAACTTCATATACTGCACCGGCTGCATCTGTTCTGTAGTTCTTGTAGGCTGGCAGCCCGTGAGAGACTGCCAGCCGAGGAGATGAAAAACATGGCATCACCCTTGATTGCAAAATATCAGCCCAAGAGTGCCACAACCTCATCGCACAAGAGCAATCTGGCGGTGGTGAAGGCGGCACAGAAGAAGGGAGGCAAGCGTGGCAACAAGTAAATCCGACCAGGCACCAGCAGAGCAGGCAACACAGCCGACGCCACTTGCGCCACCCACACCAGACAAGCCTCTGGATGAGGTGCCCTGGGAAGGTGGCGGTGGGCGCTTCATCGTGAACGGCCAGTTGGTTGACCATGAAGGAAGGCCCCTCAACAAGGATGGATCGCTCAAGAAGGACGAGGCATAGCGCGTGGGCAGGCTCACTCAGGCTCAACAGGATAAATTGCCAGACTCTGCCTTTTGCGGGCGTGGGCGCTCCTTCTACGTGACGCAGCGCGGCGATATCCCCAACGCCGTCAACTCGATGGGGCGAGCTGCCGATGACTCCGAACGAGCGCAAATCAAAGCCTGCCTCATCAGGAAGGCTAAGCAGTTCGGCTGGGTGAGTGCTTTGCCGCAAGCCTGGCAAGATGAGCTGAAAGGCGGGAAGAAGTCATGAACCGAGCGGCAGCATTGGCCTACGTGCAAGCGGAATACGCCGATATCGCGCTGGAGGCGGGCATCGATACCACGCCACTGCTCTCGGCCTACAACACGGCTATTGACCAGTCTCTGCGCGGGTTGGAGTATCCAGAGGCACAACTGGGCACGACAGACGTACCGGATAGCCTTGTCACGGTCTACCTGGCCTTCCTGGACTACTTTGTCCTCAGCCGCTTCTTGCGTGTCTTTGCCATGCGCTCCAATGTGAGTGTGAGTGGGGCCATCTCCGCCTCGCAATCAGAGGTATTCGGGCACGTCCATGTGCTTCATGACATGGCGGAGAAACGCCTCTCAGGTCTGGGATACTCTCCGACGCAAGCCTTTACGAGTGGACGCTTTACGCTGGACTTCCTTGAGCCCAGCCAGGCAAGCGGAGGGATGGGTTGATATGCCGATTGTGAGTGACTCTGCTATCAACAGATTGGCTGACTGGGTGACCAAACAGGTGCTGAAAGAGACGTGTGACATCTTGCGCGAGACACGCGTACAGAAGCCGTCAGGCGGCTATGACATCACCTATCCGCCCGTTCAACGGGGCGTACCGTGCGCCGTGATGAACGGTGGCAGCCCACAAGAGCAACTGCTCTCAGGACAGGAAGTCGGGTTCATTCCCAAGATTATCTTGTTGCCCAAGGGGCAGGATGTGCTTGGGAGCGACCGCATCAAAGTGGGCACCATCACCTATCACGTAATTGACCTCTTTGATCCAACATCGTATGAAGTGGTGCGTCGGGTACTGGCGCGGCGGACCTCACTACCCGTGAGCACATAAGGAGAACATATGCAGATACAGGCACGTTTTCGGCTTGATGAAGTGACTCGCATCAACATGTATAGCCTGGCCAAAGAGTCCGATGGCTCAAAGTGGGTGCCGGTTGAAGGTGTACGAGTCAAGCTCTTCCCTGTGCAAGGCGAGCCATTTGGCAGTGCGACGCCTGGTGGTGAGCTCATGATGGTCATTGCTAATCCGGAAGCAGCGTCTGAGTTTCATAACGCCCCTCTTGGGCAAGAGTATGACGCTCTGTTTACTCCGAGGAAAGAGTAATCTATGGCAACATTGCATCAAGATTTGCAGGTGCATGTCACCTGGGACATTGAACCAACCGAAAAAGCCAAGGACTTTGTGCGCAGTGAGGTCTATAAGGTGCTTGCTGAGACGTTTCAAGAATCTTCCTGGCTTTCTGAGTTGGTGAAGGCGGAAGTCCATAAAGCAATGGATGAAGATGCTCGTGCGCTTGGAAGGGCGATGAATCATGGCAGGCATTTCGATTGAATTGGTGGGACTCGAAGAGACGATTGGCAAACTGAAGGGCCTTGAGCTGCAAGCTCAAGCGAAGGCGCTGCAAGCAGTGACCGACGCGACCAACGACGCCCGCGACGCCTCACTGCCGCTTATCCCTGTCAGAACTGGCTTCCTCAAGAGTCAACAAGAGGTCTGGTTTTCGGGAAGCCTCGGAGCAGAACTCATCTGGGGCGAGTTGCGCAATAGAGCGCCCTATTCCCGTTGGGTCTGCATGGGGCATCATACCAGGAGTGGCTCCTGGGTCGCGGCACGCGACTTCATGACGGGGCCTATGTTGGTCGGAGAGCAGAGCCTCAAGCGCCGCCTTGCAGGCATCTTTGGATAGAGAGAAAGGGAGCGCATGCCAGCGACACGGCCAGCCTTCATGTACGAGTTACAGGTAGCGGTACAGGCGAGACTCACGGGTGATGCGACGCTCATGGGCATCATCACTGGTGTGTTTGATATCGCGCCAGAAGGGCAATCGTTCCCCTACGTCACCTACGGGCAGCATGTCGACGGCGTTGGGCCGACGTTTGGCGGCAAGATGAATAACGAGGGACTGTTCCTCCTCGACATCTTCTCGCAAGCGGGCTCTGACGATGAGTGCTACCAGATTGTAGCGGAAGTCCGTCGGCTCTTGCAGACGACGCCCACCAATCCGCCGCTTGCACTTGCTGATTACGGGGTAGCTTACATCAACTATGACTGGTCAACCATCTTGCATGAAACGGACTATAATGTGAGGCACTGCGCAGTGCGCTTTCGCACAAAAGCCTACGAAGTGTAAAGGAGAAAATCTGTGGGAGTTCCGCTCGCGGGCGTTTCCGCCAATGTCAAAACTGGGGTCAATACTATCGCTTGGATGAATACCTGGACGGTGACGGCTAAGGCCAACGTGAAGGAGACCACCGCCTTCCAATCGGCAAGTGGGTATGCGACCAAGACGGCCACTACCAAGGAGTGGAGTGTCAAGATAGACGGGCCACTCGATGCGACCGATACCAATGGGCAGGTGGCCCTCATCAATGGACTGGGCAACACCTTTGCTCTTGAGATGGATACGGACACCGCCGGTACGCACAAATGGACCGGCTCTGGCATCCTC